TGGGAAACATGACCGGATCGCGCACCGGGATCATCGTCTCGCCCGGCTGAATCTGCGCCATGACCGTCGTGCCCGCGCCTTCCACCAACACGCGCGTCCGCACCTGCGAGAGATCGGTTTCAACGTGCAGATCCGCGAAACAGGTGCCGCCGGGCACGAGCGGCGCGGGCTCGTCGCCGGGTTCCTCGAGGAAGAAGTGGAGCGCCTTCGTGTAGTCCACGTACCAATAGCCGCCGATGCGATTGGCCAGGCGCGTGAGCGCGCGATTCATCTCCTCGAACGTGAAATCGATCGCCACGGCGGGCAGGTTCGCCGCGACGTACTGCGTCGTGAACCCGTCGGCGGCGCGGCTGGCCATCAGGTCCAGCACGATCGCCGTGGCCGACTGCGTGCCGTAACTCTTCAACACCTTGCGGCGATTCAGTGCGCGCGTGTAGTCGGTACACGACAAGTGATAGGCCACCAGATCCGGCCGATCGCCTTCGTACAGCTGCTGCACGACCACAATCTCGCCGGCGAACAGCCGCGCGTCTGGGGCCAGCGTCCCGCGGTAGATTTCGATCGGCTGCCCGCGCCGGATCGCGGGATACAGCGTCGGCACCGGCGTCGTGACAAACGCGCCCGCGTCGAAGGCGGGCGGATAAAAGGCCGCGGTATCCGGCGCGTGCGGGGTCTGATTGACCGTGAGCGTGGCAGTATTCGGTTCCTCGTTGATCACGTCGGTGATCACGAGATCGGCCACGCGCACGAGCGCGGACGCCAGCAGGCCTTCGATGACGACGTGAATCGGCGGCGCCGCCATTACGCGCTCGAGAGCAGCCGTTGCCCGCGCATCGACTGCGCCAGGGCGTCACCGACGACTTGCGTAATGGCCTGCCGCGTCTGCGGATCGTTGGTGCCCAGCATCCCCGTCATGTTGATGTTGACCACGGTCCCGCCCGCGCCACTCGGCACCAGGCCGCCGAAACCGCCGGCGGTGCCCGCGCCGATGCCGGCAAACGCCTGGGAGGCGTGCGCCGCCGCCTTGCGCGCCGTGTCCACCATCACGCGATCGAGCTGGCCGAATTCCCTGGCGATGCCGGTGATCAGGTCGGGCACGATCGAGCCGCCGACGATTTGCGCCCACATCCAGCGAAAAATTGCCACCAGTTGTTCGCCAATGAGTCGGACGCTCCCCAGCAGCGCGGTAAACCGGTCCACGATCCAGAGCTTGATCCCTTCGTAGACCTGCTGCGCCAGCGCGGGGATCTTGCCGAAGGAATCCTTGATGATGACGTAGAGCTGCTTCGCCTGATCGCCCGCCTTGTTCCAGTAGAGGATCGCCAGCCCCACCGTCCCGACAATCGCCACGCCAAAGGCCGTGAGCACGACGGTAGACGCGCCCAGCGCCGCGCCCAATCCCGTCGCGCCAATCACCGTCACGACCGCGGCCAGCGGCCCGGCGAGACCCGCGATCACGCCGCCCAGCTTCACCACCGCGGCAATCACGGTCTGCATCCAGTCGGGGAGCTCCTGGAACGTCTGCATCAGCGGCGCCATTCGCTCGGTGACGAGCTTCGCGATCGTCTCGTCCAACTCGCCCATCTGGTTCGCCATGTTCTCGACTTGCCCGTTGTAGGTCTTCAGGTCATTCTGCGCGGCGTTGCCCGTCTTGGTGTTGATCGCCTGCAACATTTCCGCGGCACTCATGCCGGGCTTGTACGCATCCCCTAAGACCTGCTGCAGCTTCTTCACCGGGCCTTTATCGGCCGACATGTTGGCCAGCGACGTCGAGACCAGTTTCGCGGCGGCATCCAGGTCGATCTTCAGCGCGCTGGCCAAATTCGTGGTCGCCGTGAGCGCGAGCTGCATCTGCTCGGGGCCGACTTTGCCAATCGTGGTCAACGTCGCCGTGATGTCCACGATCGCTTCGTCGGCAAACCGCGTCGTTTTCTGGAATTCCCCCGCCATGTCCTGATAGGACTTGATGACGGCCGGCGTGGCGTTGCCCGTCGCCTGCAAGGCCGTGGTCAGGCGGTTGACGGCCTCCTGTTCCTCGGTGAACGCCTGGATGAACGGCCGCGCCGACGCGACGATCGTCGTCACGACCTGATTGACGGCTTTGCCCGCGGCGACCGCCTGCTCCTGCGTCAGCTTGAAGGATTTGTCTGCGGCCGGGCCGACGGTTTCCGCCTGCTTTTGGAAGCCGGCCATCGCCGCGCCGGCTTCCTTCGTCGCGTCGATGAAGGAACTGAAGTCGGCCAGCAGCGTAGCGGTCAGAGCCATGACGTTACCGGCGGCGCGTCGTGCGCGCCTGCTCGTCCACGAGATACGCGATCAGCTCGTCATAGACGCCTTGCGGCACGTCCTGTAGATCCGTCCAGGTCCAGCCCATCACGCGACAGACGTCAAAGTCCTGTCGGGTGCGGTCCCGCCAGAGAGGGTTTTTTTTTCGGCGTCGCGCGCCGCCTCGGTCGCCGCCTGATGCGCCTGAATCGCGCGCTGGACTTCCATGTAGGCCGCGCTGTCGAGATGATCCAGTGCGGCGCGCACGACCGCCGGCGGCTGGTCGGCAATCACCAGCGGGCGCCCGTCGGCATCCTGAAATGACCAGTCCAGCAGGTACGCGAGCACCATCGCTTCCCCGGCGGCAATCGGATCCAGTTCCATCTGCGGCGTGCTGCCCGCCGACAGCGCCAGCGGGCGCGTAGCGGCCCGCAGGAAGGCGCGATACTCGCCCGCGGTCAGATCCTGCTTGACGATCAGAAAATCGCCCTGGGACAGTTCCAGGCGTTCGGTCGCCGGGCGTCGGACGCGAATCGACATACGCTCAGATCCCTTTCAGCGTGGCTTCAAACGCGGCGCCCGTGACGTGGTGTGCATCAATCGGCCAGCGCCACGCGCCGCCTTTGTGCGGCGCTACGAACATCAGGCCGGGCTGCGCTAGCAGATACGGGTCACTGGCGACGATCGTCCCGGTGACGCGCCACGCGCCCGACAACGGGTCACGCGCCAGCCGGTAGCCAGTCACTTCGGCGGCCGTGAGGTAGGCCGCCTTCACCAGCCCGCGCGCGCCGCACAGCGTCCCCGCCTCCAGCATTACGCCGTCGGGTCGGCCCGCTCGCGGTCCGGCTGCCGCTCGCGGTCACGCCGATCGCGGTCCTGCTGCTCGCGATCGCGCTGCGCCGCTTCCATCCGCATGAGCAGCAGCGTATCGGGCGGCTCGATCGTCCACGGCCCGGCCGCGACAAACGATCCGGTGATGGTGACCGCGCCATCCGCCGGGCACTCCAGGCCCGCCGACAGATAGGCCAGGCCTTTGAACATATGCGTCGGCGTGACCGTGGACGGAATCAACTCCAGCATCACCGGGACCACGCCCATCGCGATCCGCAGGAAGTCGGGTGACGACAGCTCATCCCACACGCCGCCGATATCGCCCTCGACGTTCGGCAATCCCAGCACGTAGACCTTGTTGGTGTCGCCGAAGCACGTCACGTCTTCCTTGTCGCGCTCCAGATCCAGCGTCCAGTTGTTGATGGACGCGATCGCCACCGTCGTCGCGCCGCCGGTGGGATCCATCTTGATTGAACCAGTGCTGCCATGTCGTCGGGCCATCGGGATACCTCACACAATCGGATAACTCATCACCGCGTACTGCCCGCCGCCGTGGTGCCAGGTCACCGCGTTGATCGGGTCCAGCTCGGGATACGCCACGCGCTCGAGCCGCTGACACGCCATCACCTGATAGCCGGCGGGCGACAGGTCCAGCTGCGCGCCGTGCAGCAGGACATGAATCCGCGCCGCGGCCGTGCGGCTCGGCGTCTTGCTGGCGTTCAGGATCACGGCCTTGACCAGATACACCGTCGTCTCATAGAGCGTCTGACGGTCCAGCGCCGGCTGCTCGCTGTGGTCGATCAGCGCCGCAATGACAAACGCCGTCGCGCCGGCGGGCGCGCGGCCCCAGAACACACCATCGGGACACAGGCTCGTGAGCGTGGCGTCATTCGCCAGCACTTCCATCACGGCCGCATCCACCAGGCCGCTATCGCTCATTGGCCGGTCACTTTCAGCCCGGTCTGCCGCACCTCGTCGACCACGGCCTTGACGAAGGCATCCCGCGCACGCCGCGTCACCGGCGTGAACACCGGCCGCGCCGGCACGCGGCTCGTGCCGAACTCGACGTGTTCGGCATACGGCGCCGTCACCGCGATCCGCGTGAACACCCGGCCGGGCGTGCGGCCGGGTTCGCGCTGGACGATCACGCTGGCGCGCAACCGGCCCGTCACGACGGGCAACCGCCCGCGAATCTCCTCGGCGGCCTGCTCGGCGATCGTGCGCTGCTGCGCCGCCGCGTCGGCCGTCAGATCCGGCGTCAGCGTGGCCAGCTCGCGCTGCCACTCGGTCACGCCGTCCAACTGCAGCCGGATGCTCATCAGCTTTGCAGGTCCGCGACGAGTTCCATCGTCTCGCCGCGCGACTCGACGTCGATCACGCTGGTGATCTGGTAGACGTGCGACTGGAACCGCATGCGGGTATCGGTCGTGACGCCAGGGTGATAGTCGCCTTCCACGACGTGCGAGACGTGCGTGATCTGCGTCCCGGCCAGCGCCGCTTCCGCGTCGCGCGCCGTCGCCGGGCGGATGCTCACGTACCACACGGGCGGATCCAGCGCCGTCCAGACTTCGGTGTAGCCGCCTTCCCCGTCGGGCGTGCGCGTCGGGTGCTCAAACGAGACGACGTGCCGCCGTTGCCCGCGCGTCGGGATGGCCATCAGGCGAAGGCCTCATCGCGCGTGCGGCGTAACCGCAGCGACAGCCCGGCCCAGAAGGGTTCATCATCGGCGCCCGTATCGTCGCCGCGGTGTTCCCACAGATGGCCCAGCGTGTACAGCGTGGCGGCCTGCACGACGGCGGGCGCCGTGATCTCCGTCCAGTCCGGATCGGCCCGCTCCCCGATGTAGTCGTAGACGATCGCGCTGGCCTGCGACAGTAACAGGGCAATCTCCGGATCGCGCGCCGGGTCGCTGACGTGGATCTGCAGCTTCGCGTCCTCGAGCCGGGCCAGCATCATCGCGGCCCCCGCGGATCGCGCAAGTCCCGGCCGCCCTTCACCATCAACTGCCAGTCCGGCGAATGGCGCGGGGCGCCCGTGGTCGTGCGCCCGCAGTACCACGCCGAGCCGCCACACGTCACGAGATCCCCGACGTCGTACGTCTTGCCGGGCACATGCACGCCGTGATAGCGCAGCCCTTGGCCATCCGTGCCGTTGATGCCGTCGATCCCGTCCCGGCCCGCCGGGCCGGGCGGGCCGGGCACTGGCGCGCGCGTCTCGAGGGTAGAAACACGCTGCGCCAACGGGTCGATCAACCCGCGAATCGTCACGCCGAGAAACTCCGCCAGCACGTCAGGCCGCATAGGACAAGCCTTCAAGCGACTTCAGGAAGGCCGCGCGGAATTCTTTTTCCTCGTCCTCCTCATCCGGTGGCGGCTCGTCCTCGTCGGGGTCAGGCTCGGGTTCCGGCGTGGCCGGCGGGGCGGGCGTCGGCGGCGCCGGCTTGCTGAACGGATCGTCCTGATCGCGCTTATGTAACGCGGCCAGGCTGAAGTTCTGCTGTTGGATCATTGGACTATCGCCGCCTTCTACCTTGCCCAGCCCGAAGTACTTAAAGCGCGCTTCGTTGGGCGAGAGCACGCCGGCGCCGACGGCATCCGCCGCGGCTTTGACGCGCACGGACGTCACCATCCAGATCAGATCATCGAGATCGAATTCGGTGCCGAAGGGCGACTTCAGCTCGAGTCCCGCATCCAGGCTGGCCTCGAAGTTCGCCAACAGCGACTGCAAGCACTGGCTATGGTATTTGGCTAATAGCGTTTCAAGGTCACTCGTGGGCGCGTCACTGATGTCCAGCAATTGCGGCGGGACGTGGAACGCGCTACACACGTTCGCCGCCGTCCAGTTCAGTTGCTCGATCAGTTGCGAGTCGGAGGCGTTGACGGTCATCGCCTCGTACTTCATGCCGCCGCTGAGCACGGCGACGTTGCCCACATTGGCGCCTGAGAACTTCTCCTGCCATTCCGCCTTCCAGCGATCGACCTGTTCCTTGCTCACGCCTTCGGGCGTCGTGAGCACGCCGCCGGGATGCGCGCCGGAGCGAAAGAACTTCTCACTCCCGGTCTGCATCGTCAGGCCCATCTGCGCGGCCATCCCGCAGGCGTAGAGCGGCGTCACACCGATGAGCGGGTGAAACAACGTCACCATCGGGTCGTGGATGATCTCGCGCGCCGGGACCACCACATCGTACTGCGCGCCCTCCGGCCCGACCGAGACGCCCGTCAGGTCATCGCGTTTCAACCCGTAGTAGACCGAGCCGTCGGGCGCGATCAGCGGCGTCACGCGCAGCGGATCCAACACGTACAGCGCGGACACCACGCCGCGCTGATCGCGTTCCTTCAGCACGTACGCATTGCCGGCGGTGAGCTTGCTCGTGATCCACTGCTCGACGAACTTGTTGACCGTCTGATAGTGATTCGGCTGGCGTAAGACCGGCGAGTACGCGGGATTCGAGGTTTCCTCCCACACGCCGTCTTCCGTTTCGGCCACGAGCCGCAGATGCAACTTGCCAATGTCCGTCGCGATCAGCGTGACGCACCCGTACACGGCGAAATAGCTGAGAGCCGATTGCGTGGTAATCGGCGGATAGTTCTGCTGCCAGGCGCCCGTAAACGGCTCGCGCACAACCGGCAGCCACCCACCGCCGAGCGTGCCCGCCGGCGGCGACAGGGCCGTCGCCGGGCGGGCACGGGTGATCTCGTAGCCGAAGAGCCGCATGTTAGGCCTTGCCGTTGCGCACCGTCGGCGCGTCGGCCTGCATCATCGTCCCGGCTGGCGCCGGATACGCCGCGCCCGTGAGGTATTTCACGGCGTTTGCGGAGGCTTTTGCCCAATTCACAAACCGCTCCGCGCGCAAGCCGACCGTGTTGGTCTGCCACAACGAGACGAAGACGGTCGTGGCATCGGCCGGGGACGCCGGCGCGCTATCCATCTGCAGCGAGGCTTCCTGCGACGAGTCGATCGTCACGCCACCATCATCGGCGTACAGGATCAACTCCGGCTGCAGCGCGATGACGTTCGTGCCCACGGCATTCGACGTGATGAACGTGAGGCCCTTGTAGCTCCCGCCGTTGATCGTGACGCCCGGATACTGCGGCGAGCCGTCGAGATTCGATCGAAACGACAGCGCCAGCGCATTGGCCGCCGACATGATGAACACCACGCCATCCACCGCGATGTTGTTCGTGGAGAAGTGCGCGATGAGGCCCATGATGTCGGCCATGGGATTCGTGGTCGCCGCCGCCGTCGGTGCGCCGTTGGTGATGCTCGCGGGATTGACGCCGGCGACCGCGGCCACCGCCGGATCCGTGAACTGTTGATCGAGGAACTGCGCAATGCCTTTGATCATGTCATTGCGCACCAACGCCTCTGCGCTGGGATTTGAGAGCTTGATCAGCTCCTGCGTGAGCACGATGATGCCCGCGGCCTTCGTGATGCTCAGTGACGTGCTCGAGAACGCGAGCTTTGTAACGGGCTTTGGTTTCGACTCACCGACCCACCCGTACGTGCCGCCGGCCGTCTGACTTGGCACCTTCGTGTTGAACGGGACCGTGCGAAGACCTGGAATCTTTCCCAGAATCGTGGCAGGCCGCAGCAGCTCGAGAAATTCGTTGCTGATGTTCTGATTCACCAGCGGCGCGGCCCACGTCGCATCCGTCACGGTGCCCGGTGCGACGGCCGCCTTGAGGAACAGCGCGACTTCCGGCGTGGAGTCGTCCCAGCGTTTGGCGTACTCCACGCAATCGCGGATCTGGCCGGTGCGTTCCAGAATGCGCGCGCACGCGGCGCGGACAAACGCGGTGCCCGGCGCCACGTTCGGCCGCACCGACACTTGTCCGGCGTAGCTGTTGAGCCGCAGCGTCGGCGCCGCCAGCGGCACGGCGGTCGCGCTGCTGATCTGCATCTTCTCCAGCTCGCGCCAGCGCACGAGATCGGCATCGAGGTTCTTCACTTGCGCGGCCAGCCCGTCGTGCTCTTCGGCCTGATCGGGCGCGAGTGTCGCGCCATCGTCGGCGCCGGTCTGCAGGATGTCGGTCATACGCGCGGTAAACGCGGCGCGCTTGTTCTCTAAGTTCTGGATGTGTTCAGCCGTCGTCGGTTTGGCCATCGTGGGCCTCGTGCTCGTGCGGCCCGCAACGCCGGGCAAGGTCAGGCCAGACGCGGCCAGGTGCGGTAAGTCCAAACTTTTGATCGTGTGGATGGTGGTCTCCACGTTCGCCGGCACCGTGACGAGCGACAGCTCGCAGATTTCCGTTTGCAACAGGTGCATGCCACCAGACGGCAGCGCCTTGATGCCGTCGGCGCCGCCGAGCGGCCGGAACCCGATGCTGACGCCGGTCATCAGCCCGGCCTGGATGCTGTGCCAGGCTTCGTTTACGCGGTCACGTACGGCGCCCGGCTCGGCGATGTCCGGCAGCGTGGCGGTAAAGGCGATCCCGTCCCGCCGCGCGGTCAGCGTGGCGCGGCCGATCGGCCGTTCGCGGTCGTGATGCAGCAGCAGCGGCAGGGGATTACGGAAGGTGGCGCCCAGCGGCTCCAGAATGTCGCCGCGGCGATCCGGCGTCGGCGTGGACGCCAGTCCGGTGATGGTGCGCCGCGGGCCGTCGAGAGCTTTGATGGACAGCAGCGCGTAGGCCCGGTCGAGCATGGCCCGACAGGGTAGCGCGGCCTACCAGGCGGGCCGGGTTTTTCGGGTTTTATTCGGCGGCTCGGACAGCGCGCGCCGAATCACTTCCGGCAGACTCATGTCCTGGCGGCGCGCCGCCGCGCAGTAGCGATCAAATTGCTTCGTCGGCAAGCTGATCGTCACCTTGATCGACGGGTCCAACGGATCGAGCGGCGGCCGTCCGGTGCGTTTCATCATGACGATCCTGTGAAGATAAATAACTCGGGTGTGACCGCCGGCCCGGCCTGATCGCGGTGCATGGCGTCCAGCGCCATGACCAGCGCCGCCACGCCATCGATCCGCTCCGTCGATTTCTGCTTCGAGGGCTGGATGTTGCCGGCGTGGTCCACGTCTACCGCCACGTTGGCCACGTTCCACCGCAGGATCGGGTGCCCGTCGTGCCGCAGCGTGCGCGCGAGTACCGCGGCCTCGAGGGCTTTACTCGGCGCCGACAGCGAGGCCTTCCCCTGCCGCATGCGGACGCACGTAAAGGCGTCCACCTGCTCGAGCTGCGAGACGAGGTGGGTCGCATTCCAGGGATCGTAGGCGACGAGCCGCACGTCGTACGTGTCGCGCCAGTCGTGCAGCAGCGCCCGCACCGCGTCGTAGTCCACCGTCGGGCCGGGCGTGGCGGTGAGCATCCCCCTCCTTGCCCATTCATCGTAAGGGACGCGGTCCCGCGTGACGCGCCGCGGGATGGTATCGGTCGGGCAGAAAAACTGCGGCAGCACGGTAAAGCCGGCGCCGTCGTCGTCGGGAAACACGGCGACGGCCGCGGTCAAGTCGGTCGTGGTGCTCAAGTCCAGGCCGACGTAGCAGCGTTTGCCGACGAGGGCCGCACGGTCGATCGGCGCACAGCAGGCGTCCCAGCTCGCCAGCGCGATCCACCGCACGGCCTGTTCAGTCCATTGCGACAGATAGAGCCGCCGGAACGCGGCTTCCTGTGCGGGAATCTCTTTCGCGCGCTGACACGCGGCCCGCATCTCCTCCAGCGACCGGAAGTCGCCGAGCGCGGGATTCGCGCGGTGCCACACGGCTTCATCCGTCCAGTCCGCATCAATGGGCGCCTCATAAATCACGCTGAGGAACGTCGGATCAATCTCAGGATGCGCGAGCACTTTTTTTCCGTGCTGGTACAGCTCCCACAGAATCGAGTGGCGGTCGTAGCCGGCCGTGCTGATGGCGACAACGAGCGGTTGCGCCCGCGCGCCGGTGCTGGACGCGAGCACATCCCACAGTTCGCGCGTGGGCTGCGCGTGGAGTTCATCGAACAGAATCCGAGAGGCGTTCAGACCGTGCTTCGAATACGCCTCCGCGCTGATCGCGCGATACACGCTGCCGCTCTTGCGATGCACGATCCGTTTCTGCGAATCGACAATCTCGCACGCGGCCGACAGCTCGGCATCGAAGCGAATCATTTGCGCTGCGACGTGGAACATCAGCGCGGCTTGTTCCTTGTCCGCGGCGGCGCTGTAGACTTCTGCGCCCATCTCGCCATCGAACAGCAGCCCATCGATCGCCAGCGCCGCGCACAGCTCGGTCTTGCCGTTTTTCCTCGGCAGCATCAAAAGGCACGTCCGGTACTGCCGGCGCCCCGTCGCGGGATTCGTGCGGAATAGCGCGCGGATAATCCGTTCCTGCCAGGGACGGAGATTAAATAATTCCCCCGCGGCCGGGCCTTTGGTGTGCTTCAACAGATTGAGCAGCCGCA